TACAGAACGAGGAGAACCATATGTAGCTGTATTGGATACCAAAGTTAATCCAGATAATGTTAGGAATGGTTTTTTTGAGCTTGACTGGAACGACGAATTTGTAGTACAATTAAAACAAGCTGGTTATGGTTTTGATGGTGATCCTGAAGAAGAGATTGTAGATCGTTGGTTCAGAGATTTAGCCGCAAATATGCTAGCCGAGGCAGGACAAGATCCTAGTAGATCTAGTGCTGGTTATATTAACGTAAGTAAATTGCCTAATGGCAGAGCACAAATCGAATGACATATATTATAGTTGATACTGCTAACACATTTTTTCGTGCTAGACACGTAGTACAAGGTAGTGCCGATATTAAACTTGGCATGGCGTTTCACATAACCTTTAACAGTATCAAAAAGGCTTGGCAAGACTTTGGCGGTACTCATGTAGTGTTCTGCCTCGAAGGTCGAAGCTGGCGTAAGGACTTTTATGCTCCTTACAAACGCAATCGACAAGAAACTCGTAGTGCTATGACACAAAAAGAACAGGATGAAGACAAACTGTTCTGGGAAGCATTTGACGAGTTTAAGAATTTTATTACAGACAAGACAAACTGTACTGTAATGCAACATCCTAATTTAGAAGCAGATGATTTAATTGCTGGCTGGGTACAAGCACATCCAGATGCCAAGCACGTTATTATTTCGACAGATGGCGATTTTGCACAATTAATTAGTAAAAATGTAAGTCAGTACAACGGTGTAGGCGATTTACATATTACACACGAAGGAATCTTTGATGCCAAAGGTAAACCCGTTAAAGACAAAAAGACAGGCGAACCAAAGCCAGCGCAAGATCCAGAGTGGATGTTATTCGAGAAATGCATGCGTGGTGATACCAGTGATAATGTCTTCTCGGCGTATCCAGGTGTGCGTACTAAAGGTTCTAAAAACAAAGTTGGTTTACTTGAAGCGTTCGAAGATCGTAACTCCAAAGGATATGCGTGGAACAATCTCATGTTGCAGAGATGGACTGACCATAATGGCGAAGAACACAGAGTTCTAGAAGACTATCAACGTAACGTCAAACTATGCGATTTAACAGCACAGCCAGACGATATTAAAGTTAAAATTAAAGAAACAATAGCTACCCATGCAGTGCCTAAAGATGTTACACAAGTTGGCATTCGTATGCTTAAATTTTGTAACGCATGGGACATGAAAAAGATTGCTGATAATATTCAGACATACGCAGAGCCTTTCCAGGCAAAATATCAAGGAGAAACAAAATGAGTGCAATTTCAGACAAATTAGTTAAAGCAAACGAGAGTTTTACAATCAACCGTTACGATAACGGATTTATGATTGAAGTAGGCGGACGTGACGACAACGACGATTGGAAAAGCGCCAAAGTTATTGTTGGTACAGAAGACGAACTAATCGATGCTATCAAAGAAGCATTATCCTTACCTTTGGCAGAATGAGTGAGATAAATACGTATATTACTAGTGCGCCTTCGGGGCCTAGTAATTGTGTATACGAAATAACATGCCCACATAAAATTACGGGGTGTAAGGAGAAAAATATGACAGAGATACATGCCAAGCCTATTGTGGATGGTAAGTTTTGGATTGTAGAACAAGATGGTTCTAAAATCGCAACACTACACAAAAAAGAAAATAACAAATTTGTACTGTCCAGTACAAATGGTGAAGTAATGTTTAACAAGAAGCAAGACCTCACTAAGCAATTTGGTTCAAACTTTTTCTTAACTAGTACTAAGGTTAAGGTTAGTCAATCAGAACCCAATGAATGCCACGGATATCCAACTAGCGTTAAGCCATATAACAGTATGTATGATGTAAGACGCAAACTTCCTTTATTCACTAAAAGTAATGCTAGTAAGAGTTTGTATTGTGCTGGCTACTATACTATTAAATTTAATAAAGGCTGGGTTAAGAGCTTTTGTCCAAAGGTCATTACACTTGAACGTAATCCATTTAAAGGACCATTCAAAACTGAACTCGAAATGAAACAGGTACTTGCTAATGCAAAATCCGATTAATACAGCACCTATTTCACAATTTGCTCAGTTAGTCAAAGCTGCCGAATTATCTCAAAGTAAAGAAGTTAAATTAACTATACAACAAGCTAGATTAATTAATGTAGCATTAATTGAATTACTAGATAAAGTTAATCAAGACTATGAAACTATGTATAACGCATTAAAAAGTAATGCTGGTAATGAGGTAATTGCGGTAGCTGTAGACGGTGGTGGTTTTAAAGACAATTAAGGATAAATATATGCGTACATTACTTTGGACACGCATATGGAATTCAAACCTACTTGGTTGTATATTAAACAGCATAATATTACTGGTTTAAAATACTTCGGTAAAACTACTAGAAAAGATCCTAGCAAATATTTAGGATCAGGCATACGATGGAAAAATCATCTTCGTAAACACGGAGAAAATATTTCTACTATTTGGACAAAATTTTTTACAAATAAAGAAGATCTAGTATCTTTTGCTTTAACTTTTTCTAAAGAAAACAAAATAGTCGAATCCAACGAATGGGCGAATCTAAAACTTGAAGATGGATTAATGGGTGGAGATACCGGTATTACCGATATTGGTAGAGAAATACTGCGAGAAAAATCTTCGAGTAGAAAACATACGCCAGAAGCAATAGCTAAAATAAAACAAGCAAGAGCTAATCAAAAAAATCTAAGAACAGGTAAAAAACATTCGTACGAAACAATAGAAAAAATACGTGCCGCTCGTGCTTTACAAAAAAATGTAAAAGGAGTGATCCATGAGTCGGCCTAAACCTAAAGTATTGTTAGAACACACTAACAAAAGAACTTACAAATCTGAACAGATTTTGGAAGCAGAGGCCATTTGGGCAGTATTCTATAAAAACGAGCCTTTTAACCTAAAGTCGTTCAATAGTCTCACCTCTTATCCTGGACCTAAGTATAAAAAGGTCTCTTTCTCAAATCCTGGCCACGCACACAATCTTGCTAAAAAACTTAATCAACAATTTGGAACAGAAGATTTCCAAGTAGTTATGTTAACGCAAGGCACTATCATAAAATGATAAACCGAGATGTACTAACCAAAATATTCTTACAACAATGGGGTAAGAGTATGGACGATGCCAATATCAAACTATTCAGTCGTAAATGGTGGCAAAGTACAAGAGCAGGTAAACAAAATAACTTTCGACTAAGTGATGAAGGTTATGAATTTTTGGTAAAAGAATTGGATTTGAAAGAGTATGAAATTCCATTTACCGAACCAATCGAATTAAGTCCTCAAACATTAATATTTTTGGAAAGGTATGTAGACTGTCCTTACTACCTAACTCCGATGTCAATCACTGTCTTCTCAGAACGTAAAGGTTTTGAGCTAATGTTGTTTTCGGACGACATTAGAAAATTTGGTATAATAAAAGCCATGAATGAGCGAGAAAAAGAACTCGCTAGTCAAGATAACAGTTGACATACAGACTAGTTTCCTATACAATACATACTTACACAGCGTTATTTTAAATAACATTTTTTTAGATAGGAACTAAAATGCCAGAAATTTCAAGCCGTACAGTGGGCCCTAGCGGTGCTAAAAAGTCTTTGCGTAAGGCTTTTCAAAACAAGCGTCCAATCTTCCTTTGGGGCCCTCCAGGAATTGGCAAGTCAGATATTATTAAACAGCTTGGTGCTGAAACTGACTCTCACGTAATCGATGTACGTTTGAGTTTGTGGGAACCTACTGACATTAAAGGTATTCCATATTTTGACTCTAACGATAATACAATGCGTTGGGCTCCTCCTAGCGAATTGCCAAGCGCAGAAATGGCAAAACAACACAAGAACATTATTTTGTTCTTGGACGAAATGAACTCTGCGGCGCCTAGCGTACAAGCCGCCGCTTATCAACTTATTCTTAATCGCCGTGTAGGCACATATCACTTGCCAGACAACGTTGTACTAGTTGCGGCTGGTAATCGTGAAACTGACAAGGGTGTTACATTCCGTATGCCTGCTCCGTTGGCTAATCGTTTTGTTCACTTGGAAATGACTGTTAACTGGGATGACTATTTTGAATGGGCTGTTGAAAACAAAGTCCACAAGGACGTAGTTGGCTTTTTGAGCTTCTCTAAAAAGAGCTTGTACGACTTTGATCCAAAGTCTAGCTCACGT